GCGCGCACGTACATCAGGCAATGCTGGCCGTGCTCTACGGCCACATGTATTTCAATCAGGTCGGCGAGATTGTCAACGGTAAGTGGCGGCTGCGGAAGCTCGCGCCGCGCATGCCCCAGACGATCGCGCAGATCAACGTCGCTGACGATGGTGGTCTTGTCAGCATCATGCAGTATCCGCCGCCTGGCTGGATCCCTCCCGGAGGCGCGCAGCCGCCCATGAGCGGCATTTGGGGGCCAGAGATCCCGGTTGACAACCTGACAGCGTTTGTGTTCCAGCAGGAGGGCATGTCCTGGACCGGCCGATCAATGATCCGGGACTGCTACCGAGACTGGCTGGCCAAAGATCGTCTCATGCGCATTGAGATGATCAACCACGAACGTGCCGGCGGTGTTCCCTGGGCTGAGGGTGCGCAGGGGATGACCGTTGACGAGATCACCGATCTTGATCAGATGATGCGTCAATTCCGTATCGGCGACACAGCGGGTGGTGCGCTGCCGTATGGCGCGAAGCTGAACATCGCTCGCGGGACGGGCAGTGACGTCGACCGTACCATCAAACGGTACGATGAATCGATGGCACGCCGGTTCTTGCTGATGCTGGTCAATCTCGCCCAGGGCGGTCAGCATGTGGGGAGCTATGCGCTGGGCGAGGCTTTTGAAGACTTCTTCATCATCGGTCAGCGTAACATCGCGCAGTGGTACTGCGATGTGATGACGGAACACCTCATCGAGGACATCGTTGACTGGAACTACGGTGAAGACCAAGACCTGACCCCGAGGATCACGTGGGAGCGCAGCAGCGAAGACAGCCTGGGGACTGAGCAGCTTTCGATGCTTGTTGATAAGGGCATCGTGACCATGGACCAGGAGACTGAGAACTGGGTGCGTTACCGCTACCTCCTCCCCAAGAAGACGGAGCCGCGTCCGGAGATTACGATGGGCGGTCCGCAGCAGCCCTATCAGCAGCGGGCTGAGCGCCTGGGGCAGCTTTCTGGTACCGAGCCTGGCATCCAGCCTGTGACCGAGGGCCAGAATCCTACACCTGGTGGTGGAGCTCCGGCACCGACACAGGCTGCGGGGGACTCGGGGTCGGGTGCTCCCTCCCTCCCGTCCCCCGCAGATCACCCTTGGTGGCGTAGGATGTGGCGCAGATGAAACTTCGTACAGTTCAGAATGTGACGATCTTGGAGGCTGGCGTTGAGTATATGCTCAGCAATGGTCCCACGACCTTCACGCCTGAAGACCTTGCCGATGCCGTCACAGCAGCGAATGAGGATCCGTCGATCCAGACGCCCCGTCTCAAACTGGGGCATACAGACCCGCGCTACAATGACGACAAGGTGTACGATGGTACGCCCGCATTCGGTAAGGCCACCAATCTTCGGCTCAACGAGAACGGCATGGAGGTCATAGCTGATTTCGTTGGTGTGCCGGAGTGGCTCGCGAACATCATGCCGGTGGCGTTCCCCTCACGTAGTATCGAGGGGCACTGGAACATTCCGAGTCATGCAGGTAAGAACTGGCGGTTCGTACTGACCGCTTGTTCGCTCCTCGGTGTTGTCTGGCCGGGGATCACGCAGCTGGATGATCTCCCGCTGCTCGAAAGCATGTACGGCGAGGAGATACCTCCATCTGTCGAGATCGATCCGGAACTCGCCGAAGCTCTCGAGACCGGAGGTGATTCAATGGGGATCTTCGCAAGGAGATCACACGCCTCGGCGAATCTGGACGACATCCGCCGAGCGTTCTACAACGAGTTCGTCCCATCTCGCCAAGAGGCTAGCTGGTGGTGGGTGCGGGCTGTCATGACGGACCCGAATCAGCTAGTCGTCGAGGATGACGAAAGCGGTCAGCTGTTCATGATCGACTTCTCGTCGGATGCGCAGGGATCGGTGAGCTTCAGTGAGCCGAGTCCTGTCCGCATCGAGTACGTCCCGGACAATCGGGACGCACAGAAGCAAGCGGCCGATTACCTGGCGGCTGCGCTGGTCGTGGGACGCGAAGTCACGGCCAGTTGGGAAACTCGGGCGGACTCTCGCCCGAACGACACAGGAGGTGCCATGGATCCGAAGAAGATCCGCGAGGCACTGGGCCTGCCCGAGGACGCATCAGACGAGCAGGTTCAGGCGGCACTGGTTCAGGCAGGGTTCTCGGCGGAAACGTCGACGCCCGAGCCGGAGCCAGAGCCCGCTCCGGAGCCGGAGCCGACTCCCGAACCGGAGCCGGAGCCTGCACAACCGGAAGCGCTCCGTGTGGCAGCCAGCAATCTGCCGCCCGGAACGGTTCTCATCGACGAGGAGACGTGGAAGCGGACCCAGGCGGGTCTGGCCCGCGTCGACCGCATCGTCTCTGAGAACGACGAGTCCAAGCGCGAGGCGCTCGTTGCGGCCGCGATCGCGGACGGCCGCATTCCGCCTGCTCGCAAGGACCACTGGCTCGACTACCTCAAGGCGGACATGGAGGGAGGCGCTCAGGTTCTTGCGAGCCTGACGGCGAACATCATCCCGCTCGAGGAGCGTGGCCATGGCAGGACCGACGAGAGCGGTAACGGTCTGCAGCAGATCGAGGCCGACACCGTTGCTTCGTGGTCTGAGCAGCTGTTCCCGGAGATCCGTTCGCAGAGGGCCACTGCCCAGGCGGCGGCTTCGGGACAGCCCGTCCCTCGATCACGCATCCAGGCGGATGCGCCGTACCGGAGGTAGACAGAGATGCCTGCCAACGAGTGCATTCCGTACTATGAGGGTCCGTACACTCAGACCCTCACCGTTCATGCCGGGTACGCAATCACCGGCAAGACGTTCGTGGGTCCGCTGACCAGCTACCAGGGGCAAGGTCCTGCTCTGGCGGCCGATCCGCTGCCCGCAGGCGACACCGGCAACCTCCAGGCTGCGGCAGCGCCGACGGCTGGCGGCGAGACAAGCGGTGTCGCGACCTGGGATGTTGCCCAGAACGGCAAAGCTGTTATCATTCGCGGCGCGGGGACGCATGTGCCTGTTACCGCTGGTGCTGCCGTCGCCGTGGGCAATGAGCTCCAGGTCGACACGTCGGGGCGCGTCGTCCCGTTCTCAACCGGTCGCAGGGTGGGCAAGGCTCACAGCGCTGCGGGCGCGGCAGGAACGGACGTCGTCGTCGAACTCTACGCCGTCGGCATGGCGTAAGACCGGAGAAAGGAGGGAAGCCAACATGGAAGCTGTTCTCCAGCTCGACCATGGTCGGCGGCTGCGCTATTGCCCCGATACCATGGACGCGCTCGTAGCAGCCGGACGGATGGATCCGGAATTCATGCGGGAAGACATTCGCCGCATGCTTGCCGGTCCGGCACCTGTTCGTGCTCGCTTCGAGCCTTCGGGTGCGCCTCCGGTCGCAGCCGCGCCGTATCCGGGTGCCGTCGTCAACCCGCTCGGGCCACCGACGATCTCCGGTACGACGTTCTCGATCGACATCGCGCTTCAGAACCCGACTCGGGTGCTGACGCCGATGGTCCTTGATCTGACCCGACAGCGGTTCTTCGTCGACCGCGTATTCGCGTCAGCAGGAGGGGTCACCGGCGGAGCGGTCATCTACGACGTCACCGTCTACCCCGATCTGTACGCTGATCGGGACATCCAGCGCGTGGAGCCGGGATCGGAATTCCCGGAGATCGCGTTCAGCCGCAGGGCACCGGCTGCGGCGGTCGTCGAGAAGTGGGGTGGGAAGTTCCGCTTCACGGATGAAGCTCGAGACCGCAACAACATCGGCGAGTTCACCCGCGCGATGCGGCAGCTGAGCAACACCATCGTGCGCAAGATCAACCAGCGGGGCATTCAGATCCTGAACGCCTTCATCACGGCGAACTCGCGCACGTTCGTCGGCGTCTCGTGGGGAAGCGTCAATACCACGTACGCCGGTGGTTCGAACTGGCCCCTCTTCCCGGCACGGGACTTCGCCAAGGCGGATCTCATCGCCGAGCAGGAAGAGATGAACATGGACTACAACCTGTGGATCCTCAACCCGGCTGAGATGTTCAACCTCGAGGGGATCTACGG